CGCCGGAAGCGCTGTCGGCATCTGCACCCAATAGGCGGATATATGTCAGAGGAGAACTATTTTTAAGGTAAGCTTGAGCAGCATATGCTCCATAGGTGGGGGCGGAAGTACTCCATTGTCCTTTACGCCACACATCACCGCCAATAGTACCTGGTGACGGTGCACCAAAAACATTAACAAACTCGGAAAAGGAATTAACCGTTACTGGACGCAGTGATGGTCCTTTTTCCGCGCGACCAATTACGACCGGCCCGATGCCTGCTGGGGAAGCTGGGACTTGTGAGTTGTCAATCTCATTGACGAAAACTCCGGGTGATACAAATCTAAAATTTTTGACTGACATTCGTTTTTATCTCCTAAACCTGGGATATCGTTATTAAATAGTATTGAAGGCGCTCAATAGAATCTATTCTCTATAAAATCCATCCTTCAATGTCTCTGGTATATCGCCGAAAATTACCTTTTCTTTCGAAAGCTTAAATTCCACAGCATTTTCACGCTTAACAATAATAGGCTGATCCTCATTTTCCCCGGCGCCGATTAAATATCCTAACACTTCAATATTAATAGTATTTTCATAGTTGCGCTGATCCATACCAATGTTGGCAGCATTGGATGCATTATTAAAATTACCATCAATAAAAAGTTCATAATAATGACCCTCACTCGTAATGCGTTTCGGGGTACGCGAGTTTCCAGGTATAGTAATAAATGGAGTCATCATCTCGTTCATTTGCTGCTGATACTCAGAGCGCAGAGCAACTTCATAATTTATAATAACCCAAGTCGGAATTGGCATTGAAATTGAATCATAAACGACGCGCTGGACCGACATATTTCTCTTATTAGTGTTTTTCATCTTACCGGCCACATTTTTATCTGGTCCGTATGATCGAGCAGCGTATGCATTTTGAAATTCAGCAGTCTTTTGTTGATTTATGTTGCGCGCAACCGTAATAACACCACCTTTGGCACCCTTGGTAGGATACAGATTAGCCCAAACAGTGCCTTTTCGGGTGGGATCCTTCACAACGTTGGCACGATTCACTGTCATTAGGGGAAATACAAGAGTCTGCTCACTTAAATCCCGAATTTCTTTGTTTTGCCACGCTTTAATTTGATAGGCTCTTTCGGCTGTAACCCATAAAACGGGCACCTTCTTAAATCCATCGTTAGATGTGGCGAATAAATTAAGCTCTTCGTCAATAAATTTATAAAAGGCTCGGTCAATTGTCTCTAGAGTAGAAGCCTCGAATTCAATTTCTTGAAGTTTCTGTTCTACCGATTCATTACCAACGGCTGCATACTTCGTCGCCTTTTTATTACGAATTTGCTTTTCTGTTTTCTTACTTCTAGCCATGGATTATCCCCCCCTCTTATCCAACATAGATGCCGGCTGGGACATTCTGCAGAACCTTACCTGTAGAATCTTGCAGGGTCGAATCTTTGGCGGCCATCTCGCCATAGGTTAACTCATCAAGGGTGGTTTTGAGTTCATCCCGAAGCAGATCCTGTTCGGACTTTGCTTGAGTGAGCAAATCAGAAGCATTTAATGTTACCGACTCTCCAGGAATAGGAACTGTCGAAAATTTACCTCGCACCTGTCCTAAGATCTCTTTTGTTAACGCTAGCGCAAACCGGCGAATCCACTGTTTACCAATAGAGTTAATGTTTTCATAAGGAAGGTTCTGGAAGGGGAGACTATTCATATTATTAACCCCTTCAATTCCAGAATTCGGCTGATCGGTGCCCTCTTCCCACGGATTAAACTGATTTTCAATGGTAAATTCCACCCAGAACTTGTCAGGGCTTGTTGTATCGGGTCGCGGGAAGAGTCTCAGCTGATTATTCTTGATTTCATAAGAATAATGAGACGTTCGCGTCCAGATAGCATCTTCATATGCCATGGCCTGCAATTTATTCTGCCATGTGGGAACAATTTCAAATGTAGAGTCATCTGCATACTGACCATAGGTGCGCATATTACCCACAACAGAGAAACCACCGTAATATCCATAAAATCTCCACATTGCACGGGGACTTTTATAAAAGACTTTTCGGATTACGACGCGCTTATCATCAATCTGTCCATAAAAAGACGATGATGTCTCGGTTGCGGACGAAGACGACAAAATAGATTGCAAATTATAATCTTGCTGTCCCGAAACACTAGAGAAAGAGCCCGAATAGATCGGGAGAGTGCCTCCCAAGCCGACTTCGGTAATGCTTCTTTCCGATACTCGCCGTGCGAAACCATAATCAAAGCGCGGGTAGCGCAGAGAGACATTAACCCCTTCCAAACTATCCCCACTTACAATTTGTCCGTCTTGATCAAAAGAGGCAGTAGTTGCTCCCATCAGAGAGGAAAGCGAATTCTTGCTCTGATGGATATTAACAATGTAAGAGTACTCTAAAACGGCTTCTTCATATGCAGCGTACACATTTCCTTCTGCTAATTCAATATCCAGAACATCGCCGCCGAGCTTTTTATAGGTATAAGATACCTGATCGGCGGCGCCGGATAAGAACGCATCTGAACCTGCATAAATTCCAAATGGTAACGTCGCGGCAACGCTGGATGCGGATCCAGTCACTGTTAAAACATTTGAATTTGCTGTGGAAGCAGGGTTTAAATTTGGAATGGCCATTAAAAAGAACCTCTATTAAGCTACTACTAAATAGAAAGCCCCGCCTCAAAAGAGACGGGGCTTTAACTATTTTGACCTTACGTCAAGTATGGCTAAACTAGATCGCGAACGATAACCAGTCCATACATATCAGGACGAACCATCTTCTTGGCATATCGAGTCATCACGCCCTTGCGAGGCACGAAGTCTTCAACACCGAAGATCGTCGGGGTGGTCTGCAGCGGCACATAAGGTGCGTACACATAACCACTTTCAAGGAAACTACTTCCACGACGGCCAACAAGGACCAGATTACGTGGGAAGTAAGGATCGACAATAAGGTCGAACTTCTTCGAAAGCGAACCAACCTTCATAGCACCCGCGTCGCCACGGTCACTATCGGCAGTCACATTGGCACGGAAGCCAGCCGTGAACTCAAGGATGTTAGCAACTTCAGGTGAAATCACGCAGAAGTTAGCAGCACCACGGAGAGTCTTACGGTGGATCTGTGCAGACACATCGTTGATAGTCTCAACGAGAGTCTCATACCACTCACTCACATTACCGGTGAAGTCCGGGGTAACACCCACACCGATTTCTCGGCCAGACGCACGGTCAAGGAAGCGACCCGGGGCGCGGGACCAGTAGCGAGTACCAGCCTTTGCACCGCGTACGAGATCCTCAAGGATCTCACGGTCGATTTCAAGAGCAACCTGCTCAGACAGGATCTGAGTCAGCTCAACCTCAGCATCAAGGTTGTGGTAGGCATTGAGATCTTGTCCCAATTCCGGGGTCCACTTAGCCTTAAGCTTCTTGGTGATTGCCGTGACAGCCACGGAATCGACCTTGATGTCGATCTCGGGAATGTTCGGGTTGTTCTCCAAGCCCCACTCAGTAGCACCGATGACGGCGCCGAGAGCGTTAGCGGCATTAAAGTTATCCGTAATGGCATACGAAGCCGTATCGCACGCGGCGAGTGACGTATTTGCATTTGCAATAGAACCACTCTGCTGCAGAACAACAAGGATCTGAGTGCTATCACGGAAGTCCGTGCGCGTAAGGCGACGGATGTGACGACCACCGAGGAGGGGCATCGTTCCGACTGCACCGTCACACAACTGAATGGAGACGAAGTCCTCTTCGTTCCACTGATCCGTTGACGGCGAAATGTCGCTCTTGGCGATCTGAGCGACCGCCACCAGCGAACCGGACAGTGTCGGATCGAACTGAACCAATCGATCACCATCATTCTCTGACTGAGCAAACGTACGGCTAGTGCCGGAAGCACCAAACCAAAGTCCACCGACTGTACCGGATGCAACAACTGTGCAAGTGACAGCCGAAGAACCAGTCGGAGACGAGTAGCCCTGGTTAAGAGCGTAAGGACCAGCTGCAGCGTTGAGAAGCTCAGTACTACCGAGATCCACACCACCAGTCAACTCGCTACCAACCACACCACCACCGTAGAGCGACTGCTCTCCGAGGCTGTAGGCGACGGCCGGGTCGCCGGTCAAACCATAGCCCAACCGGGGAAGTCCTGGACCGTTGGTAGACGTGGTAAAGTCCAGGAAGAAGATGAGCCCACTAGGGAGACTCATCGGCTGAACACTAACGAGATCGTTGGCGATCAGGCTGCCGAAAACTCGGCGAACGAGCGGGAATGCAACAGCTGCAAAACCCTCGACGTCACCACCAGACATGGTGGACGCCTCACGGAGTAGTTCTTTTGCTTGGTTCTCAAGCAATCGAGCCATACCGTTCCGAATGGTGTCATCACCGAGACCTTCAAGAAGACCGGTCTGTTCCCACTTAGAAATGAGAGCAGAGCCTTCCGCAGAAAGGTCGCGATTAACGATACCTTCGGTTAATTTCTGTACAATAGACATTTTATAACCTCCTATATTTTGTTGTTGAATGTCATTTATTCAAACCTGCTAAACGCAGCATACGATCCATCTTTGGATCGTGTGTTGCCTCGTTGTTTTTCTTAGAGTTGAGTAAAAGCGATACCGGTCTCTGAACCGCTTCACGGAGTGTTTGTGGTCTCGTTCCATTGGTGGAATTCGAGACACCCACTGCGTTTTGAATTGTTTCAAAAATTATATTCGCTTCTTCAACAGAATTGGCAGATTGAACAGCTTCGACAATTTTATTCTTTTGTCGCTCATTCAAGGAGGTGCTGCTTAGTGCCTTGTTTTGATAAACAAGCTTGGCGTTTTCCAAGTTCAACCTCATGAGTTGATCCTTGGATTCAGTTAAAAGAACATATAGTTCTTTAATTGATTCTTTAAGTTCTGAGGCTTGGGCCTCAAAAAGGTCCCCATCCGGAACTACGTCGAGAGGCTGTACTTCTTCCTCGTCTTCTTCTAGTTCTTTGGGGTGAGCTTCGAGGGCTGCGAGCATCGCCTCATCATTGGCTTGCTCAATACTATTATATGCAGAGCCCTCTGCTGACCAGCCTTGCGGGCGGGGAGTACCCTCATAGGTAACCTTCTCAGCCACGAGTTCTTCGATCAGGTCGCTGATCATCTCTTCGCTAAGGTGGATTTCTTCGTCTTTGTCTTCCGTAACACCCATTGATTTCATGGTCTCATCGCCCGCATTAACAGCGGATGCATCAAGGTTAGAGCCGGTAGCCTCGTCTTCCTCAGTCTCACCCGCCTTGGGGGGTTCGATCATCACACTGGAGGGACCGTCCTCGTCCGCACCTTCGGCAAGCTCGGTTGCCATTTCGGTTGCGTCAATAAGCGAATCGGCAGAAGCCTCTTCGCCAGCTGCCTCTTCCTCTTCAAGGCGAGCCTTTAGGGAATCAAAATCAATCTCGACCATCACGTCTTCGTCTGGGGCACCCAGCTCTTCATTTTGAAAGGCATACGGGATATCATCCGTAAAAGAAATATCTGCGGCAGGGGGCTCTTCAGAAGCGACGCCCGCTTCGGAGCCTAGTCCAAGACCTAACTCGTCCTGCTCCAATAAAGTGTCGAGAGCTTTCTTAACATCTCCTGAATACTTCTCTAAAACGGCATTCTCTGCGTTTTTGAGGGCTGCCTCTTTAAGGGCTTTTGCGTCGACGATCGCTTCTTCTAATAGTGAAGACATAAAAATTACTCCAGATCTGATGTGTAATCAAAATAAATAGTGTCTAACGTGGGGAAATGACTAATAGATGTGATTTCTAGTGTCCCTGCTGCCTGTTATCTGTTAAAATAAACCAATACGTACCGGTACTCACCAGCGTAACGCTTTGGGAGCTACCATCGATTTCGATTGAATCCTCTGGGCCCGAGTCCTGATTGGAACCCATAAACTGACCGCCGTTGGAGTCAATCGTGAGGGTCCAGGACGATTCGCTGTTGCCGGTAGTCAAAATGTGATATGTTCTTCCGGTAACTCCGCTAGCAGCTGGAAGAGTTACGGTGGCATCATCGGTGTCAGTAAGATCTACTATGTAGTGGGTTTCATTTAACGTTATGTCATCAGTAATGGCTGTATAGTTGCCTGCTTGAGAGCCACTAACTTCAAAGGTGGA